CGAATAAGTAACGAGATACATTCGGGTGATAAATATCTTGAACAAGCCCGTTTATCACTTCATACCCGTGAACGCGAACGATGCTTTTTTTGTCGAACCGTTTGGTCCCTTCGATCGCGATTTCGTTTCCGAATTCGTACCAAACGAGATCGGCCCAGTCGATGTACTGCTTCGCGTGTTCGATGTCACTTACCACCGCCGTCTGCACGATATAATCCCGCGCGAGTTCGTGCCGCACGCCGTGGAGGAATGAAGCGAGGCCCGGCGCGACGATGATCGCGATCTTCTTGCGTTTGGTAGCCATCTCATGATTGGCTTCACCGTACAACCGAGAGTAGTAAGGCGAGAGATTGATCCGTTCGTGATCGGCGAGCTTAAGAATAGCCGGTTCGAAGCGTTTTAAGACATTTGCGTGTTGCGTTTGCGCGAGTGTTCTTATCAATTCATCCGCCGCCCACGTCGTGATCGTCGTGGCCTTCACATCCCGCAGAATCACGAGCGCCATATCGATCATCCCGGTCTCAATCGCGGCCTTTGCCCCGATGATCAGCGCAACGTCGTGATACTTCTCGTATTGAAGCGTGAACAGACACCCGCTCTTGTTGAACGCCGCTACCTTTGCCGTGTACGTCTCAAAGGCTTTTAAGGCGTTAAGCGGCTGCTTGAGCGCGTTAAACATCAACTCCTCAACGATGTAAGAGTCCGGGCAATCAGGAGCCATTGACCGCGCCGCCGAGATGCACGCTCTGATGATGTCTTGTTCGTTGTATTCGAGCGCTTGCAACCCGAGAAGCACGAAGATGTCGTGCATCATTACGGGGATGGCCTTCGTCATTCTTACTTCCGAAAGCAACGCCTTGCCGTACGTATAGGCTTCTTCTTTCTGCTCACACACGAGAAGCGTTTTGTAGTATTGCGCCTTGTAGTAGAGCCGCTCCATCCCGCTGAGTGTGTCGCCTTGGAGTATCTTTTCCATCATCGACAGGAGCCGCTTGCGCTTCTTCTCTCTGAGCTCCGGCGTCCACTGATAACCGTAATGGTTTGATATCAGGTTCGTGGTGATGGTCTCTTGTTCATATTGCGGATGGTTATGCACCGCATACTTGTAGGAGATTGTGCCGCGGCGGAATATTCGAGGGAGTGTGAGCGAGTCTTGGAGTGTGTCCGTGATGATGTTGCGCGTAATCATCATAACCGTCTTAACTTCCGGTGGCTGAGATTCAAGCAATGGCCGGAGTTCTTTTTGCGCCTCTTCCGTAAGTTCTTCATCGCCGTCGTAGATGAATACCCAGTCGCCCTCGCATAAAGCGATCGATGCGTTTCTGGCCTCGCTGAAATCTTCTTTCCATTCGTGGTCATACAGTCTGATCTTTTGATCGTTGAACCCGATGATGATCTCTTTTGTCCGATCAGCAGAACCGGTATCAAGTATCACTATCTCATCCGCGATTGGTAGAACGCTTCGGAGCGCCCTTTCTATGTTCTTTTCCTCGTCCCGTACAATCATTGCAACGCTAACTAACATCTCTCTTTATGCTCCTTTCGCATAGATTCTCGCGGATTCGAAGAGCGGCGCACAGTAGCGCAGCATCTCCTCGCGAGGGATAGATGGTACACGGATAAAACTCGGCAATTGGTTGTTTAGATAACTGGAGGCAACCGTCATGAAGTAGTTACGCAGGTATTCCGCACGGTTAATCGTTGCATTTCGCGGCATATACACGCTGTCCTCAAAATGATCGACGATATATCGAAGGATCGCGTTGATCGCTCGAATGCGCCGTTCAATCCCGTGCGTATGGCTTGATTTGTGTATGCGATAGTGGCGGAATGGTTTGTTGATCGCTTTGGTACGCAAGCCCATTCGAAGATAGTGCATGGTGTTGATCGTGTCCACGTCGCATCCGAGATACTTGATATAACCGCGGCGTTTTAAGAAGGACGCTCTCATCAATCCTTTCGAAGAGAGCACACTCGACCCGTGCCGTTCGAAAGTTCGCCGTACCGCGTCTTTCGCTTCATAATCCTCAACCGGCCACATCTCCGTCGGCCGCCCGTCTTCGTAATGCACGCAGCAACCCGAGTACACGTAATCGATCCGTGGATCCGATTCGATTAGCTTTACCGATTCCGCTATCGTGTCCGGTTCGAGCCAGTCGTCCGCGTCGTAGAAGTAAATGTACTTGCCTTTCGCCTCTTCTATCATTCGATTTGTGCCTTCCAACACGCGGCCCGAGTTCATATCCGATCGAATGATCTTAATGCGATCGGTATAACGGTTCAGCACATCGCCGGATTCGTCGGTCGAGCAGTCGTCGTACACAATGATCTCGAGATTGCGGTGTGTCTGGTCAAGCATCGAATCGATGCACTGCGCGAGATACCGCCCGTAGTTGTAGTTATTGATCCCGACCGTAACTAACGGCGCCGTTTCCATTTTCTCGCCTTCTCTTCTTTTGCCGTTTCTTTTGCGGTGATCCCCGCGTAGAATCCAAGGCCGAGGCCAAGACCCACGCCGATGATGAATAGTATGATGTGCATTCTCTTCACTCTCCCAAACAAAAAAGAGCCTTCCGGCTCTTCTTTGTGTTTATTATTCACTTGGTGAATGTTTAGTATTGATTCAGCACCGAGAGTATCGTCGCAATATCCTCCGGCCGCTGTTTGCTTGATGTCTTGAGGCGTGTATCGTTGATGTTCTTGTACTGATCCTTACGCTTGGAATACTTCGTGACCGGCTCGAGATTCGAACGGCAGTTGACGTGCAACGGCGGCGTATTGGATGCGATTGCGCCCGTATCGTGCGCCGGTATGAATATGTCGTTCCGTTCCCTGCATATATCCGTGGTAAGCATATCCAATACCGCGTTGAAACGATATCCCTCAAGTATCGTGCTGCCCTGACACTCTTCGAGCGTCCCGACGTTGTAGGCGCGCGTTGCTTCTGTGATTGCGATCGCCTTCGCCCGTGCTCGCGCAAAATCCGTAATCTTGTTGCTGATGTAGGCCGTTGCCTGCGACTCGCTCATTCCTTGCTCTACCGTATCTTTGATAAGCCCTGATACGTATTTCAGCGTGTCTTGCGCTTCAATCCCTGCGAGCTGCACCGTGTACTGGCTCATAAAGGCCATTGCCTTCTCGCTCGGCCGGAAGTATTCGTCGAACGCTTCCGCTTCATTCTTAATGAGTTTCGTCCCGATGATTCCGAGCAATCCCTTAATGAGTTTGGCGTCGTTCTGCAAAATGATCTTGAGCACGGCCACTGTCTGGCTCCAATCAGGTGTCGCAAATCGCCGGTTAGGCGCGCGCGTGAACTTGCCCCGCGCCTGCTTGACAATATCGCCAAATCCGCTGATACGCCCGTACAGGAACGCCGTCATCACGCCGCTCATAATTGCGTTTTGGAATTCCGGGATGATGTCGTAGGTTATGGATCGATTATCAGTTACCGCCTGCCGAAGCCGTTTCCACGGGCTCATCAGGTAGTGTGTTATTCGGTTCTCCGCGTAACTGAGCGCCGTCTTGGTCATTATCGCCGTCGGCATCCGGTATCACCGCCCCTTCGTATTCCGGGATAGATAGCATGTCGCGAATCCACGGTTCCGTGGGATCCACCACGCCGCCGCTTATCAACGCGGTTATATATCCAGCCATCGCCGTCTTGTCATCAACGCTCGGTTGCACGTTGATCGCGAACTCGCCATAATCCTCTTGCACGCCGAAGTTGTACTCAACAAGCCGTGTTATCAGCTGGTCAAGGATTTGGTTCGCGTAGTTCGTCGCCTGCGAACGCATCGTGTCTTGAAAGAGCTGCATGTGCGTTTTGCTCATCGCGTACGCGCCGGTATCCGAAGACGATGATATCAGTTGAGGCACTTGCAAGCCTCGGAATATAAGCGTGTTCAGATACTCGATCGAGTCTTGAAAACTCCGGGCCATATCGCTCCCTGGTTGAAGCGTGGATATCTTGTCACCGATCGGCACCGATACGCCGGCCTTCGAGAACCACGATGCGAAGATTGCTCTCGCCGCATTGGGATCCGCGCTCTCGGCCACCACTGTTGGAATCGCGAACTTCTCCATCGCCACCGCCCACCACTTCTTGAGCGCGGTTTTGAACTGCCAGCTCGAGAATACGGGGCGAAGGACGCTCTCACCGTAGATGCCGCCTCCGTTTCGCAGGATAAGACACTTTTCAGGAGGGAGTATAATCTTCCCGTATTTGATGGTAGTGTATTCAATCGCGAGCGATTCGTCATCTTGAACCTTGAACGCGCATTGATACGGCGCGAGCCGTGTGATGTCGGCCACCTTTGCGATACCGTTATCGATCGTGTAGATGATCTCTCCGACCGCATAACCGTAGCCTTGAGCCTCATAGATCATTCGCTGGAGCACGTTGCCGATAGAGGTGTTCGAGAAGTCTATCGCTTGGTTGATTGTCTCGTCTATCCGCTCATCCGGATGCGTGTATCTCCCGATCGATGAGTAGATCATATTCGTCGTGTACATGAGCCCTGCTTTAATCGTCTCGTCACGCGTGAGCATCTTTTCTTTGTCTTCGTTCTCGAGGTCATCTTCGTTCAGTATCACGCCGAGAATCTCCCAGAAGCGATCCAGGAGGCTGATATATTGCGTTGTGTCTATTTTCTGCTGTTCTGCCATTTCATCACCACGCCGTGTATTCGGATTTTGTGCCTGTGTAGAGGCCATAACGCATCGCGTCCATCAAGTGATCCTGGAATTTTACCGGTTCGTCGAGCACGCGCCCGTCTTTGTCTTCCCGCCATTTGTACGATTGCAATTCTTTGATCAGGTTCGAGCTCTCCGAGTAGACGCGGAGCTTTCGGCTCTTCGCAAAGTCGATCCCTTTGAGCACGTCTTTCTTTGCCGGCATCGCGGTTAAGCCCGCCGCCCTCAGCTCTTGGATACGGTTTGGTTCGGCGCTGTCGCAATAGATGCGGCCCAATACGTTGAGTCGCTTTATCTTGTCGATCAGTTCCGCGTTCGTGAGGTGCGTCTGATAGATTAGTTCCCGGAGGTATATCTCGCCGTCGTACTCGCGTATCTCCACGAGCGCCGTCGGGTTGTTGAACCCAAAGTCGAGCCCGTATGTAACCGTTCCGGCTTTCG